CGCAACAAGGGAGCCAGCTTCGAGCGTGAGCTTGCAAAGCTGTTGCATGAGGAGCTTGGCCTGACGTTTAAGCGAGACATAGAACAGTACCGCGCTGCCGATCACGGCGACCTGATCTGCGTTGAGATGCCTGACTTTCCCTTTTCGATTGAGGCAAAGCGGTATCGGCAAGGCTACGGCATCCAGCCCGCTTGGTGGGATCAGTGCTGCGCTAGTGCAGTGGCGACACACAAGTTGCCTTTGCTGGTTTACAAGTACGACCGCCTGCCTATCCGCTGGCGTTTCCCAGTCGCTGCGATTGTCGGGATGGATGGCTTCGAGCCAACAGGCGACATAGCCGAGCAGTACGATTGGCGGTACGCGGTCGAGTGCGACACGATGACGGCGATGATGATCGTGCGGGAGCATTTGGCTGATGGCTAGGCCGATGTATGAAACCGAGGCCGACAGGCGCAAAGAGCAGGCACTAGCCGACGCCTTTGCGGCTCACGGTTACGATTTCTACAAGCTGCCGATACAGTATCGCCTCGACTTTGTGGTGTTTAAGGATAACAAGGCCAAGGCATTTATTGAGGTGAAGCATCGCAACGTGCGGCTGCTTCAGTACGACACGGCGATGATTAGCCTGTCAAAAGTTATACAAGCGCGGCTGCTGACACAGCACACCGGCTTGCCAGCGTACTTGCTGAATGTTTATAAGGATAATATCGCCCGGTTCGATTTCGCGGGCGAATACGAAATTGGGAAGGGTGGAAGGTCTGACAGGGGCGACCCACAAGACGCAGACATTTGCGCCTATTTCCCGATCCAAGCCGCACTGGTCGTGCGGTAGTTCTAAAGTTTAGGAGTTAAAAATGGCTTTAGGTTTTACAGAGACTAGCAGTTCCGGCGGTGGGGATTTCCTGCCAATCATGAAATTTAGTGCAAAGGATGGCTCATTCGTGCGCCAAGACCGGCACCAAGGGGCAGACGGCCACTGGGAAAAGAGCGAAACCGAAATGGATTTGCCTTTTAAGGTGGTGATGGATATGGACGCCATCGAGGTTGGCTTCATCGCCTTTACCACGACTGGCCCAGACTTTCGCTTTGTCCAAGTTGGCGAGCCAATGCCGATCAAGCCGTCTGACGAACACAAGGAAGGCTTCCGCATTCGTATGTTCAACAAGGAAATCGGCCTGCGCGAGATGAGTAGCAGCAGCAAGATCGTGCGTAATCAGATGAATGATTTGCACGATGCCTACTTGGCTGGCAAGGCCGACAACCCCGGCAAGGTGCCAGTGATTGAGATCACCGGCAGCGACCGCATCCAGATTGAGACTAAGGCGCAGGGAACGCAGACGTTCCGCTCGCCCAAATGGTCGATTGCTGGCTGGGTTGATCGCCCCGCTGGACTTGACAAGGCAGAAACTGCCCCAGAACCCGCCGCTGTAGCAGCCCCGGTTGCTGCAACCCCTTCGGTAGTCGAGGGCGCTGATTTGTTCTAGCGGCGGTAGTGATCGGCGGCGGGTTCCTCCCTTGACCGTCGCCGATCACGCTTTCAAAGGGGCAAGGGATTGGGGTAATGAGATGACAAATATTGCAGCATATATTGAGCAGGTGGCGAGGCACTATTGGGGTGAGCCGAACCCGCGCCTGTCGAAAGGCACCGAGTTGCGCTGGGGAAATCACGGCAGCAAAAGCATTGACGTGCGTAAAGGGGTTTGGACAGATTTTGAGACAGGCGAAAGCGGGGGCGTGGTGGCATTGGTAAAAGCAAACGAGCCAGCCAGCATTAACGGCAACATCCCCGACGTTCTTGAGAGAAAGTTCGGCATCAGCAGGCAGCAGCAAAAGAGCCTGCCAGTCGTGCCGAGCCTCGCACGTTCTTATGATTATTATAATGCTGACGGCGTACTGGCATATCAGGTGTTGCGATTTGACAACCCAAAGACCTTCCGGCAGCGTCGGCCTGATGACCGGGGCGGCTGGATCAACAGCATCAAAGACATTGAAGCCCTGCCATATAATCTTCCGGCAATAATCACCAACCCAACAGCGCCAATATTTATCGTTGAGGGCGAGAAATGCGCCGATGCTTTGATTGAGCTTGGCCTAGTCGCCACGACAAACAGCGGCGGCTCAAAGAACTGGAAGCCGGAGCTTGCGCAGTATTTCGCTGATCGCAATGTAGTCGTGCTGCCCGATAACGATGAGGCTGGTCAGGCGCACGCGGACACAGTGATAGCGGCGCTTTATGGCACGTCTGGCAAGATCAAGCGCCTCGACTTGCCGAACCTGCCGCCCAAGGGTGACGTGGCCGACTGGCTGGCGTCAGGCGGTGACAAGGCGGCGTTGCTGGCACTCGCCAAGCAAACGCCAGTGGTTGAGGTAGCGCCAGAGCCGAAGCCTGACGTGTTTGAGACGTACAACCTCGAATACCTCAAGAACATGCCGCCGGTTGAGTGGTTGCTGGATGGAATACTAACGCGGCACGGCTTTGCTGTGCTGTACGGTGCGCCGGGCATTGGTAAGTCGTTCATGTCGATTGATTGGGCGCTCTCTATTGCTTATGGGCAGGATTGGCACGGCAGGCAAACAAAGCAAAACGCTGTGTTGTACCTAGCAGCGGAAGGCGTGGGTGGTTTGGGGCGCAGGATCAAATCGTGGCAATCGTACTATGATAAATACGATGATGCGCCATTCTACGTCTTGCCAATGGCTGTTAAGCTGCTTGACCAGCAAGAACTCGACAAGCTGATACGCACTATCGACAATTTCAAGCAAGAGTTTAGCCTGATTGTTATTGATACAGTGGCTCGCACACTAGCCTCAACCGGCTCAGATGAGAATGACGCAACGGCTATGGGGCAGTTTGGCGAGATGTGCGGCGTCATACAGCGACACGCTGACTGTGCTGTGTTGGCTGTGCATCACTCTGGTAAGGACGCTGCAAGGGGAATGAGGGGCAGCAGCAGCCTTTTGGGTCTGTCTGATACTGTTCTAGCCCTGTCAAGCAGCGAAGGCCGGGTAACGCTAAAGATGGAAAAGCAAAAGGACAGCGAGCCAATAGCCGATGCACAGTACGAGCTAACGCCTGTCGCGCTGATAGATGACGGCAGCGCAGTTATGTTGCCAGTCGAAGCCGCCGCAAAGAAGCGCGGTGCAAAGCTGACGAGTGGTCAGTTGTTGGCATTGCAGGCGTTGCAGAATGGCCTGATTGATATGAGCGCAACGGCAATGTCAGTTGATCGCTGGCATGAATTGCACAAGAATAAATGCCCGGATCTTACGTCAAGCAAGCGCCGAGATGACCGCGCAGCACTGCAAAACAAGGGTGTGTGTGTGATTGACGGTGGCAAAGTATGGATTAACAAGGAGTTAGGGGAAAATGTGTGATGGCTATAATTTAAATCACACACCAATCACATACCAATCACATACCAAATCACATATGTGTGAGATGCGATCCCCCCTATAGGGGATCACAATCACACAGTGGGAATGATCGCAGGGAGAGTATTTAAGATGGTTAAGAAACCAACTAAACCAAGCAAGCAATACTATGCGCCTAGTCAGATGGCGATGCGCCGGATGCAGGATGCGCTGCATGAATATGATCGAGCCGCAACAGCGATGGAAGCGAAGTGGGGGGTGGATAGATTGCCTTGGCTTGTGGCAGAGGGATTGCGTGGTAGGTTTGAAGCGCAGATGGATAAGCTGAATGAGGCGATAGAAAGCCAGCACGATGTTGAGCATCAGGTGTCGGTGACATTGCGGGGGTTGGCTGCGCTTGAGCAGGCCGCTATCGCTGGTGGGCATGAGCCGTTGAGTGGTGACTATTGGGAAGCGGCAATGGATGATGGCAAGGTGCTGGCAATCACGCGCAATGGCTATGAGGCTGGTAAGGTTGCCCGCGAGCATCGTGATATGGTGGTCTATAGTGTTGATGAGATTGCAGCTATCGTGTCAGGCTGGCGTCAGGACAAGGCTGGGCAGGTGGCTGACATAGCCAAGGCGATGTGGCCGGGTGCCGCTGTTGAGAAAGTAAAGACAAGAACTGAGAAGGAACTGAATGATGAAATCCCTTTCTGAGAATAAGCGACCGTGGTCTGTCGTGCCGATGCGTTGCTTTAGCGAGAGGCAGCTTAACGAGACTGACCTGCGTGTGCTTGGTGCCTTGTGTGGCTTTACGAACCGGCACGGCGTGTGCTGGCCGTCAATGGAAACGCTGATGACTGTCAGCAGTATGAAGAGCCGCACGTCAGTGCATCAGAGCGTCAAGAAGCTCAAGAAGCTCAAGTATGTGCGACAGTTAAACCCGAAAGATTATCAAGAGACAGCAAGCGGCTGGAAGAGCAATAGGTATCAGGTGCTGTGGGATGGTGACGAGGCATTGCCCCGGTGGGAAGATGTACAGTCTGCCAAGCCATTACAGCTACGCAGTGACGCAGGCGATGAACCCGAAGAGATAGGGGGTCTGGGGGATTTACAATCGCTCTCTCACACGCACGGCTTGGCCGGTCGAGGTCAGCCAAAGTTAACCAAATTGCAGTTAACTTCTGCCGAACTTTGTCACGCCTACATCAATGTCGTAATGCAAGCGACCGGGCAGGTGCGCCTGTTCGATAATGAGATCTCACACGCCACGCGGCTGGCGAGCGCTGGGTTCACTGCGGCTGATGTAAAGGCAGCAACCCTCAACACCTGCGATGCTGCGCTTGAGCGCAGGGCAGGGGTGCCTTCGCTCTACGATGTAGCAGAGGGGATGCTATGATGTACTGCGCAGCAAATGTTGGTTTGTCGAACTACACCGCAGCCGCCAGCGGCGATACCCGGCCACAGCAAAAGCGACCCCTTGCCCCCCGCCCCTCCTCTTTACCTATAGGGGGTGTCGCACAAAATTTTCGCCCAAAACCCTGCCGCGACTGCGACAACGGCTTTATCCGCGAGCCGGACGGCTATGGTTGCGTCCAGTGGACTTCGTGCTATTCTTGTGGTGGAACAGGAGAGGCCGATGATATATGAGGGCGATGGATCGTTTGAACGTAAGCTGGCGAACAACCAATGCCCACGCTGTCGCAGCTTGATCGAGTTACGGCGCGATGATAAGCACAAGCGAGAGTATCAATGCACCGCTTGCAACTTAAAAATTATTGACGTTAAAGGGGATACCGAAGGATGAACAGATACGAATTATTAGACGCCGCCAAGGCCACTGTCGCTGATCGTGGCGAGGATTACGGCAGCATATGGGAAAACCACGAGCGCATCGCTATTATTTGGACGGCGCTTATTGGCATACAGATTGAGCCGGAACACGTTGCTATGATGATGGCGGGTGTAAAGTTGGCTAGGTTAGCGGCCACGCCGGATCATCAGGATAGCTGGGTGGATCTGGCTGGGTATGCCGCAACTGGATCGGAGTGTTTGCATGTCAGACAAAACAACGCCAACGATTAGGCAGCAGCGAGCGGCGCTGGCCTCATCCGATGAGGCTCGGCGCGAGGCGGTGGTGCAGGAGTTAGAGGCTATTGGCGCTGGTGAGGCGACTGACGTTATCCAGTGGGATGATATGGGGCGGGTCACGTTGACGCCCAGCGATCAATTGTCTGAGCGAGCCAAGCGGGCGATTAAGAAGGTCAAGGTGACGCCCAATCAGTTTGGCAATCAGATCGAGGTTGAGATGCACGACAAATTGTCTGCCTTGAGGCTATTGGCGAAGCATCGCGGGTTGTTAGAGCCTAATGCGAATGATCAGAAGCCGAGCATGATTGGTATTAACATCACTGGGCCAACGGCGAAGATTGTCGAGATTGATGGTGACGATGGGTAAAGTTATCGACATGAAGGACTATATTAGCGTCAGGTTTTTTAAGCACGATATTTTATGTGGGTATTGTAATCAGTTGACTAGGGGTCGGGTATATGATGGCGGTGAGGCTATTGTTTGCACGGTGTGCAGCGGGCCTATGCTTGAGTTGACTAGTGATGAGTATTGCGGAGAAACCACTATTATTTTTGACCCAGAGGATTATGATGGCGCGAGCTAGAGCAGCAACAGACAGATCACCCCGGCGCAGGAAGCAGCCAACCACTGAGGCTTTGGCGGGGTTGAATTTAGATTTTTCGGAAAGTCCGACCGTATGGGAATTTTTGCAAGACGACAGCTTCGTGCGTGGATTGATGGGGCCAGTGGGGTCTGGCAAGACATTCGGTTCGTTAGCGGAAGTGATGTTGCGGGCTGTGAAACAGGAACCATCGCCGATAGATGGGATCAGATATACCAGATTTGCAGTAATCCGAAACAGCTACCCGGAACTGCGCACGACCACGATCAAGACGTGGCAAGAGTTATTCCCTGAGAATGTTTGGGGGCCGATGCGCTGGTCGCCGCCGATCACCCATCACATCAAGCTGCCGCCGCGTGATGGCGCGGCTGGGCTTGATTGTGAGGTGATTTTCTTGGCGTTGGATCAGCCGCGTGACGTGCGAAAGCTGTTGTCGCTTGAATTGACCGGCGGCTTTATTGACGAGGCGCGTGAGTTGCCTAAAGCGGTGGTTGACGGTTTAACGTCGCGTGTCGGCCGTTTTCCGACTAGGGCGAATGGCGGTTGCACTTGGCGCGGCGTGTGGATGAGTACCAACCCAATGGATAGTGACCACTGGTGGCATCAGTTGGCTGAGAAAAATCCTATTCGCGGAAAGTACCCTTGGAAGTTTTACAAGCAGCCCGGCGGCGTTATTGAGGCAACCAAAGAACACGAGGACGCTATATTCTCTGCTGATAAATACTGGATCAATAACCCAGCGGCTGAGAACGTAAATAATTTGCCGCCCGGCTATTACGAGCAGCAGTTAGCGGGCAAGACCATTGACTGGATACAATGCTATGCCGGGGCTAAGTATGTTTATGTGCAGGACGGCAAGCCGGTCTGGCACGAGTTCGTTGATAGTATGATGTCGGCTGACGTGCATATCGAGGAAGGTTGGCCGGTGCATATCGGGCTTGACTTTGGTTTGACCCCTGCGGCTGTCTTTGGGCAGAAGATGCAGAATGGGCGGTGGCACGTTGTGCATGAGCTAGTTGCCTTTGATATGGGGCTGGAGCGGTTTTGCCATCACTTGCTGGCTGACATACAGCAGCACTTTCCAAAGTCGGACGTGTTGATCTGGGGTGACCCGGCGGGCGTCAAGCGTGACGAGATATTTGAGGTCACGGCGTTTGAGCATTTGCGCACGATGGGGCTTCACGCTAGGCCGACCAGCACCAACGATTTTATGGTTCGGCGTGAGGCTGGGGCTATGCCGATGAATAGGTTGATTGACGGCAAGCCCGGTCTGTTGGTTAATCGTTCTTGCGCCAAGGTGCGTAAGTCATTGGCTGGCGGGTATCATTTCAAGCGTATGGCTGTCGGATCTGGGCAGGAACGGTTCCGCGATGTGGCTAATAAAAACCAGCACTCGCACGTTGGTGACGCATTTGGCTATCTAATGCTTGGGGCTGGCGAGGTGCGGAACATTACGCGCAACAGCCAGTTCAGCAAGCAGTTTAAGCAGGCCACAGCCAATATGGATTTTAGTATTTTCTAATGTGGCAAAAGGAAATAACAAACAACCGCCAGATCCAGATTGTGCCGTTTCACTGGGCGCATCCCTACGCGGCTGATTTGCGAGAACACGACAAGAAGGTTTTTGAGCATATTCCTAATTATCAGGATATGCTCAAGGCGTTCCAAGCCGAGGGTGATGCGGTGACTGCAATGTGGCGCGGTAGAATTGTGGCTTGCTTGGGCTGCAATATTATGTGGCCGGGAACAGCCGAGGCGTGGATGATAACATCTATAGAATTTCCTAATATTTCTGTTACAGTGACGAGGGCTGCTATTAGATACTTTGATAAGATTTCTACAATTCATAATTTAAAAAGATTACAGATCACGGTTGATATGGAAAACGAGCTTGCGATGCGGTGGGCAAAGATGTTAAAATTCACGCCAGAGGGCGTTCTGCGAAAATATGGGCCGGGCGGTTTTGATTACACAATGTTTGCAAGGATATATTGATGAGTGGTCTTTTTAAAACTCCAAAGATGCCAGCGCCAGAAGAGGTTGCCCCAGAGGTGACTGCTGCGCAAAAGCGTCAAGAAGAGCGCCTCGAAGCTCAAGAAGAAAGCCAAGCCCGGCAAATAGCTGCTCGGCGCAGGGCTAGACAGCGTGGCGGCGGTCGCATGTTGATGGCAAGTATTCGCGGCGGCACAGCCGATGATGAAACAACTTTAGGATAGTATTATGGGTTCAGCGGGAAAAATGATGACGAAGATTGCCAAATCATCAGGCGCCTTAGCAGAAAAGACGTTATCATCTAAAGAAAATAAATTTGCTCAAGTTATGGTCAAAGCTGGCGCAGAGCTAGAGGCTGGTCGTGATCCAACAGATAAAGCAAAGTCTGCTGCGACTATGAAAGAACGAGCCGATGCTGCGCGTAGGCGTGTCCGCAGAGCGAGTCGCCGTGGGCTGATGATGGCTGGTAGTCTAGGCGGCGGTGGTCAAGAAGAAGAAACCAAAACAACATTAGGAGCGTAGTTATGCCGAAGAAAAAAGGTAAGGGTTACGGTAAGTAATGGAAAAGAAAAAAGAGGTTTGGGATAAGAAACGCCCAAAGGGTTTGGGCAAGCCAAAGGGTTTGACCACAGCGCAAAAGCGCAAAGCTATGCGGGCGGCAGCAAAGGCTGGTCGTCCATATCCTAACCTTGTCGATAACATGAGGGCGGCGCGTGGCTAGATCACCGGCTTGGACACGCAAGGCGGGTAAGAATCCAGAGGGCGGTCTAAATGAGGCCGGTCGCCGTTCTGCCAAAGCGCAGGGCATGAACCTAAAGCGCCCAGTTAAGTCTGGTGACAATCCGCGCCGCGCATCTTTCTTAGCAAGGATGGGTGGTATGCCGGGGCCAGAATATAAAAACGGCGAACCAACGCGCCTGCTCTTGTCGCTTCGCGCTTGGGGCGCAAGCTCCAAGGCAGACGCCAAGAAAAAAGCGGCAGCCATAAGTAAAAGGAATAAAGCCAGTGCGTAGTGTTGAGGAAATCCTAAAGCGTCACGATATTGCGCAGCGCCGCAAAGACAATTGGCGGCAGATTTACGAAGATTGTTATGAATTCGGTTTGCCGCAGCGCAATCTGTACGATGGCTATTACGAGGGCGGTGGCTCTCCGGGGCAAAACAAAATGGCTCGCGTGTTCGATAGCACGGCTATTAATGCGACACAGCGGTTTGCCAACCGCATCCAGTCTGGGTTATTCCCGCCTTATGCGCCGTGGTGCCGCTTAGAGCCGGGGCCAGAAATCCCAGAAGAGCGTAAGATTGAAGCGCAAATGGCGCTGGATATGTACAGCGACACAATGTTTAGTGTGCTTCGCCAATCTAACTTTGATTTGGCTATGGGCGAGTTCTTGCTAGATCTGGCAGTTGGCACGGCTTGTATGTTGATCCAGCCCGGCGATGAGCTAAACCCAATCCGCTTTACCGCCGTGCCGCAATATCTGGTTGCTATTGAAGAGGGTGCGCACGGCAGGGTTGATAATGTTTACCGGCGTATGCGTATGAAGGGCGAAGCCATCAGCCAGCATTGGCAAGATGCCGAGATCCCAGAGCGTATGCAGCGCATGATTGACGAGAAGCCAACCGAAGAGATCGAGCTTATCGAGGCGACTTTGTATGAGCCTGAGATGGGCGAGTTCTGCTATCACGTCATTTGGCCGGAAGGCAAAGCTGAGTTATTGAAGCGTTACATGAAATCCAGCCCTTGGATCGTGGCGCGTTATATGAAAGTAGCCGGTGAGGTCTATGGTCGTGGGCCGTTGGTTACTGCAATCCCAGACATTAAAACGCTAAACAAGACGCTAGAGTTGCTGCTTAAAAATGCCAGCTTGTCTATTGCCGGTGTTTACACTGCCGCTGATGACGGCGTTCTAAACCCGCAGGCAATCCGCATTGCGCCGGGTGCTATTATCCCGGTGGCGCGTAACGGTGGCCCGCAGGGTGAGAGCTTGCGTCAGATGCCACGATCCGGCGACTTTAACGTGTCGCAGATTGTCATCAATGACCTGCGTATGAACGTCAAGAAGATCTTGCTCGATGACACATTGCCGCCTGACAACATGAGCGCAAGGTCTGCGACAGAGATTGCAGAACGCATGAAAGAACTGGCGCAGAACCTTGGCTCCGCTTTTGGTCGTTTGATTACCGAGACTATGGTGCCAATGATTGCGCGTATATTGTATGTGATGGATGAGCGTGGCCTGATTGAGATGCCACTGCGCGTCAATGGCCTTGAGGTTAAAGTGACGCCGGTCAGCCCAATTGCGCAAGCGCAAAATATGGGTGATATTGAGAAAATTATGCAGTGGGTGCAAATGTCGTCAGCCCTTGGCCCAGAAGGTCAAATGGCTGTAAAGACAGGCAGCATTGCAGATTATGTTGCTGACAAGCTGGGTATCCCGGCTGAGTTGCGCACAACACCAGAAGAACGCGAAGCAATGATGCAGCAGGCAATGGAAGCCGCCCAAATGGCGGCGCAAGCAGAGGGTGGTGCGCCAGTTGAAGGCGAGGCACCACCAGAAGGGATGATCTAATGAACCCGGACGGTTGGGAAGGTTTGCAAACCGTAAACCCCGAAATAGCAGAAAAGCAACAAGTTGATAAAGATGACATTGATCGTCTTTATTTGCGCGTGTTCGCCAGCGATGATGGGGCAAAGCTGCTCACCCATCTAAGGTCGCTGACGATAGAGCAGCCAACGTGGTATCCCGGCGAAGAGGCCAGCCACGGCTATGCTCGCGAAGGCCAGAATAGTCTGGTCAGGGAAATTGAGCGGCGAATGAAAAGAGCGAGATCACTATGAATGAAACTGATGGCCTGCTGGCCGATGCTCAAATTGAGAGTGACGATAACCAGCAGCAAGCAGAAGAAACAATCTCACACGTCAAGCCTGACGGCGAGACTGTATCTAGTGACGCAGTAGCGTCAGAGGCGGCAACCGAAGAAACAAAGCCTGAGTGGTTGCCAGAAAAGTTTAACAGCGGCGAAGATTTGGCAAAGGCTTATTCTGAGTTGCAGAAAAAGTTTAGCCAAGGAAAGCACAAAGCCCCAGAAGAATACGACGAAAGCGTCTTTGCCGAGGCAGGCATCCCAGAAGACGACGAGCTTTACACAACATACAAAGACTGGGCTAAAGAAAACGGCATTAGCCAATCTGCGTTTGAAGAGCTTGCTGAAAAGTTCATTTCTATGGCTGGTAATGAGGCTGCGGCAGCAGAAACATCTTACAAAGAAGAATACGAAAAACTAGGCAACAATGCTGACGCAATAATTAAGTCAATGTCTGACTGGGCTTCTGGTATGGTGCGCAAGGGCGTTTTGTCTGAGGATGATTTTGCAGAGTTTAAAATTATGGCTGGTACAGCCCAAGGCATAAGAGTTTTTCAAAAAATCCGCAACCTATATGGCGACAAGGCTATCCCGGTAGATGTTGCACCACTTGCCGGTGCGCCATCAAAAGAAGAGTTGATGGCAATGGTCGGAAAGCCAGAGTATCAAACAGACCCAAGCTACAGAATAAAGGTTGAGAAAATGTTTGAGCAGGCTTTTGGCAGCGACGAATACTCGCCAACATAAAGGTCAAGAGGGAACTGTTTACAGTTCCTTCTTTTTTACATATAATCCCTATTGACAGACAATCGGCTTTCGACCTGTCGCCAACGCTTGGGGGCGTAGCGTATATGCCCAAGCCACAGCCCGCAAGGATACCTGATAGGCGCTAATCGTGTTTTAACTTTTACAAAGGAATAGGAAAATGGCTGTAGGCATTTCCAATGCTTTTGTGCAATTGTTCGATGCGGAAGTGAAGCAGGCCTATCAAGCATCCCGTGCTTTGGCTGGCATCACTCGCGAAAGAACAAGTGTCGAAGGCAATCAGGTGAAGTTTCCGAAGATCGGAAAAGGCACCGCAACAGTTCGCGTTCCGCAAACTGATGTTACACCTCTGAACGTGACTTATTCACAAGTCACAGCAACAATGAGCGACTACATCGCTGCCGAGTACAGCGACATCTTTTCACAGCAGAAAGTCAATTTTGACGAGCGAAGAGAATTAGTCGCTGTTGTGGGTAGCGCTATCGGGCGTCGTATGGATCAGCTTGTTATTGACGCGCTCAATGCAGCTTCCTCACCGTCAACCGTTGCAACATCTGTTGGTGGCGCAGGCACAAACATGAACCTCGCAAAGTTGCTCGCAGCTAAAAAGGCTCTGGATGTGAAAAACGTACCAGCAGAAGGCCGTTGCATGATTATTCACGCAAACGGCTTGTCATCATTACTTGATGAGACAGAACTGACCAGCAGCGATTTTGCTACTGTGAAGGCTCTTTCAACAGGCGAGATCGACACCTTCCTAGGCTTTAAGTTCATTACGCTCGGTGATCGTGATGAAGGTGGCCTGCCACTACCATCAACCCGCACTTGCTTTGCGTTCCATCGCGATGCAATCGGCCTTGGTATCGGCATGAACCAAAAGTCTGAAATCAACTACGTTCCTGAGAAGACATCATTCCTTGTTTCTTCAATGTTCTCTGCCGGTGCAGTAGCCATTGATGACGATGGTATTGTCAAAATCTCAGCGACTGAATAGAAAGGAGTTTAGAAAATGGCTTTCAATTCAGCAGGATGGAACGTGATCGGTGCAGCAAAGAAGGGCAACGCCCCATCGATGTACACCTACACATCAGCAGACGCGATTGCTGACGTGAACACAGAAGGTTATTTCAATGACCTGTCAGACACACTGGCGGTTGGTGACATCATCTTTGTTCACGACAGCGCAACCCCAACAATGTCGATTGCTGTGGTCTTGTCAAACGCCGCTGGCGTTGTTGACATCTCAGACGGCACGGCTGTATCAGTCGCTGACGCAGACTAATCTAAGTGGAGCCGGGCAACCGGCTCCCTTTCCTCTATTTGGAGCTAGTTAAATGGCATCAGGCGATACCAAACTTTCAATATGTTCTGACGCTTTAATTATGCTTGGGGCTTCGCCCCTATCTTCTTTTTCAGAAAACACAGACAGCGCACAAGTTGCCGACCGCCTTTATGATGATGTGCGTGACACATTGATTATGCAATATCCTTATTCTTGGTCTGTTAAAAAGGTGAAGTTGTCCCGCCTTGCCAGCACCCCGATTAACGAGTGGAAATATAAGTTTGCATTGCCGGGCGATATACTTGGCAACCCAAAAGCTGTATTTAACAACGGCGCTGTAGGCGCGTTGCCGGTAAGAGATTTTGAAGTTTATAGCACAGGTTTATTTTCTTCTTACGAAGAGGTTTGGATTGATTACCAGTTCTTGCCTGACCCGGTCATATTCCCGCCGTATTTTGTTAGGCTGTTAAAGACAGCGCTGGCGTCTGAGTTCGCCGAGCCAATCACAGACCAAATTACAAAGGCTGATTATTATCATCAGAAGGCTTATGGCGCACCATCTGAAAATATGCGCGGTGGATTGGTGCGTGTTGCCATTAATATTGACGGCGCTGACCGGCCAGCCCAAACAATACAAGAGTTTCCAATTTCAGACATAAGGTTCTAGGATGAGCCGTATTATCCAAATACAAAATGATTTTACGGCTGGCGCTATTGATCCAAAGCTGCGAGCGCGTACAGATATAACCCAATATAAGTCTGGATTAACCACAGCCAGAAACGTCAGCATCCAGCCTCAAGGCGGTGCTAAAAGGCGAGATGGCACAAAATACATTACTGAACTTGACAATGCCGTAAGTGTTGGGTCTGTCAGGATGGTGCCTTTTGAGTTTAGTGTTTCCGACAGTTATATGATCGTGTTTACTAGTGCCGCATCAAGCCCCGGCCTAGTATCAGGCATAATGTATATATTCAAAAACAGGCAGCAGATAACAGGCATATCAGGCACGGTTAATGGATCTATATACACATCAACTGATGCCCCAAGCATACCAAACTTGACAGAAGATATTGTGGCTGAAATGAATTGGGTTCAGAGCGCCGACAGTTTAATTTTGGTGCATGAGGATTTGGAACCTATACTTATTCAACGTGGTTTAAACGATCAAAAATGGAATATTGAAAACATACAATTCAGCCACATTCCTAAATACGCTTTTGATTTCGACACACATGAGCCGAATTATACTGTTACGCCAAGTGCAACATCAGGTAATATAACGCTCACTGCGTCATCGGCAACAACTGATACTGGCGCGGCTCAAGCTGGAACAGCTAACACAATAACGCTAAAAGCAGCAACCAGCTACACCACAGATGATGAGCCGAATGGTATGTTTATAACCATCACTAGCGGCACTGGTTCTGGTCAAGTTCGTCATGTTGAGGACTATGTTGCCTCGACAAAAATCTTAACTGTTTACCCTACTTGGGATACTGCCCCTGACGCTACCAGCAATTATAAAGTGCAACCATTTGGCACAGCTACGGTTGACGAATATATTGTTGCTAAAAATGGATTTGGCCGTGCGCGTGTAACTGAGTTCGTCACCGACACGTCTGTGAAGGCGTTGGTTGAGGTTCCATTTTTTGACACTACCGCGATCACAGCGGGTAATTTTGAAACAGAACACGGTTATGAGGACGCTTGGTCATCGAGCCGTGGCTGGCCTCGAAGTGCTACATTTCACGAGGGGCGTTTGTTTTTTGGCGGGAGCAAGCAAAGGCCATCAACAATTTGGGGGTCTAGGGTTTCTGATTTTTTTAACTTTGACGTTGGCGAGGCTTTAGATGACGCAAGTGTTGAGGCAACTTTAGACACCGGCACGTTTAACGCAATTGTTGATGTTTATTCTGGTAGGCACTTGCAAGTGTTTACAACTGGCGGCGAGTTCTATGTGCCACAGTCACTGGATACCCCGATAACGCCATCTAGCCTAATTGTAAAACAGCAAACAGCATTTGGGATAAAATCTGGGGTGCGTGTCCAAAACGTAGATGGCTCAACTATTTTCGTTCAACGGCAAGGCAAGTCGCTACAAGAGTTTATTTATAGCGATACTGTTCAAGCCTATACATCAGTAAAAATATCATTACTGTCATCGCACTTGATAAAGACCCCAACAGATATGGCAGTCAGGAAATCCACCTCAACTGATGACGGTGATCGTTTGTTGATTATCAATGGTGATGATGGGAGCATTGCTTGTTATACGTTGCTGCGCAGCCAGAATGTTATAGCGCCATCAGAGTGGACAACAGACGGTGAGTTTAAGGCTGTTGCGGTTGATGTTGATGATATTTATGTTGTAACTCAACGCACAAAAAGCGGCCAAGATTATTATTATGTAGAGGTGTTTGATGCTGACACGCTTCTTGATTGCGCAACAACAGGCACATCAGGCACAACTATATCTGTGCCACAGTTACAAAATAAAACAGTCAAGATAATTCGTGACGGTGTTTTAGAGCCAGATCAGACCGTGCCAACACCGCCTAGTGCCGTTGAGATTACTTTTGCAACACCCGCCACCACAAGTTACCAGATTGGCCTCAACTTTACGCCAGAGGTAAAGACGTTACCTGTTGAGCCAAATTTGCCAAGCGGGTCACTGAAGGGATTTAAAAAACGCATTTTTGAAATTAATGCTGATCTGTTTGAAACGCAGTCTCTGACGATTGATGGAAAGCTGGTGCCGTTTAGAAGTTTTGGCACTGAAGTTTTGGATGGTGCGGTTCAAGAATACACAGGCATCAAGACATTGAACGGCGTTTTGGGTTATAGTTATGATGGTCAAATCACAATCGGCCAAGACGTACCGCTAAAAATGAACCTTCTTGGGATTGATTACAAGGTGAGCATAGGACAGTAATATGACACAGGCTATTCCATTTGTATTAGCGGGGTTAACCGCTGCCACCGCTTACTCGCAATTAAAAGTAGGGCAACAACAGGCCAAAGGGCTGATGCAGCAAGCTGCGTTTAGAAGAGTGCAGGCGCGATCTGAGGCGCTTAAATATAAACAACAAGGCGTTGCCGTTATGGAAAACATACTGCAAACCAAAGCGTCAATTAACGCTAGAATTGCAGCCGGGGGCGTTGATGCTTTCAGTGGCAGCGCTGACGTTTTAGGCGTTATGACCGAAGCTAAAGGCGCAAACGAATTGTATTTAACTCGCGACGGTGAAAAGATCGCCTTTGGCGTTGGTGAGGCGCAGGCAATGCAATATGCATCACAAGCTAAATCAGCAATGGCGGCTGGCAGGACTGCCGCGCTAACAACAATAACTGCCTATTCTGTCGGTCAGTTTGGTTTGGGCGGCAAACCGAGTGGTGGTAGTACTGGGTTAGAAGCTGGTCAATCGGCAACAGTGTCGAGAGCAGGGTTTAGAGGATACGGCGGGTAATGGCAGAGCTACCAAAATATAGACCCTTGGGTATAGGCATACCATCAGTGCCGACTGTTGACTTTGTGGCGACAGGCGCAGCCAAGGCGCGTAATTATGACGCCATTGCTAAAAGCCTTAACAGCATGAGTGATTATGTTTACAAAAAACAGGTCGCTCAAACCAAGCGAGAGGCGGCCAAGTACGCATTTGAAAACCCAGTAACTGCTGAACAAATCCAAGACGCAATATCTCAAGGCAGAGACATTGATGAAATTGTTGGTGACCCTGACACTGTATTTGGGGCTGTAACCAGCGCTACCATTGCGCAGCAGTTGACGACTGAGCTTGAGATTGACGCAAACAAAAAAATTTCCGCATATTCTGCTGCTATTAAATCTGGCGGCTTATATACAAATGCACAAATTGGCGCAATGCAGGATGACCTTACCGCAATGATCACTGGGCATTCTGAAATCATTGCAGCAATTGATCCTAACCAAGCCCTCAAATATAACGCTGCGGCAAACACTAGTGCGTCATCTGTTTATAAATCTGCACTTGAAATGCAGTTGTCGGTTAACCGGGCGGCAAAAGTTGCTGCCTCAGATGAGTTTCTGGCTGGTTTGCCTGACATGCTTAGAGACATATTAACGGCCAAAGATGTAGATGTTGAAAAAGCAATTGGAGATCTGAATATCTTAGCGCGTCAAGCTAATGACGTTGTAATAAGCACTGGCGATTTAGCCTACGCAAAAAGCAAATCAACAGAAATACAAACAATGGTTAGGGATGTGCAAGTTGGTGTATTGACTGATTACGTTATAGGTTTGCCCGGCGCCGCCCAAACTAGTGCTTTGCGCAGTGGCAATATGGGCGCGTTGACGCCAGTCTATGCGCTTTTGGATAGCAAAGAGCAAGCTAAATTTAGATTAAATGTAAGAACAGAGATTGCTGCTAGGCAGACTGCTGACGATCAAGTTGAGGCCGACAACCTAAAAACAGCAAACAGAGATTTAGTTGGTGCTGTAGTAGGTTTTACAACAGCAGTGGATGGAACCCCTGCGTCTGATATGGAGCTAGCAAAAATTTATCAAATTGCAATTGACACCAATGGGGATGCTATTGATGGTCAGGGAATTATTGCATTAATAAAAGCAAAGCGAGCATTAGGAGAGGACGAGCCTACAAATCCCGTTGGTGAGTTGCAATTATTAGATCTAATTTATAATGACAAAATCACTACTTTGGCAGAACTACAAGCCGTTGCACAAGAAAAGGGCGTGGGGCCAAAAGCCCAGTTAAGATTGTTGCCAAAAATGAACACGGCAACAAAAGAAATTGAGCGCGGAGTTGCATCTATTGCTCGCCAACATTCGCAAATTGTTCCCGGCACGTTGAACCCTTCAAAGAAAAAAGCCCAAGCATATGCCAGTTTTACAGCAAAAGTTGACGCTAGATTTATTGAAAAAATGAGTGCTTGGGAAACTAGCGCAGATGAGCCGGATATTACTAAAAAACCTAGTAAGGTTGAAATTGCAAAAGAGTTAAAAAATGATTTGATGTCGAGCGAGTACGGCAAAATCATTACAAGGTTGGTTAATACAACTGATGAGCGGCTAGATAAATACGGCATAGATTTTACAGAATATACAACAATTGACGAAATCAATAGCGTCAGGCGGGGTTATAATATGTCTGACGATGATTACGATTATGTCGTGAAAAAAATCAAAGCTATTCAGCGAAACATTGTTTTGAGAGATGAATTGGTAGATTAATGGATGAGCTAAAAGAAGCATTTGACTATCAGGCAGACGCCCACATTTTCTTGGGATCTCCGCAACCTATGTTGCGGGATATGCGTTTTGACGATGTTTCTATGCCACCAGAACCTGATGATGAACCTGTTGAAAAACGCGGCGACAGACGACAGCGCCGCGAAGATATTAAGGTGGTGCCGCCAAAATATAATGAAGATCAGCTTGCTGTAATGCCTGAGTGGATCGGCGCGTCTAAAAAAATGTTTTCTGTTATGAATGATGGCGAACGTTTTATTGGCTCGGACAAGCAGGCGGCGGCATATGGTCTGGATTTAATGTCTGAGTTTAATTGGAACATGACCGGGCCTGCTGGCATACCCGGCAAAAGCGGTATAAGCGTACCCGGCTTTGCGTTTCAAGTGGCGGCTCTTATGTCAGATAATGCTGGCGAAGAAAACGCTATGACGTTTTTGAAAATGCTCCACACCTACTCTGACACAGCAACAAATGGCGCAACAATCAAACGCGCATTTCGCGGTATCTTTGCAGACCCATTAACTTACGCTGGCGGTATTGCCAAGCTCTACGCTATGGGCGCGAAATCTATTGCTGGAAAAGTGTCAGGATCGTTGCTTAAAGACACGCTAATGAAAACAGCGGCTGGCACTGCTATGCCTTATGACCTTGCTGCCAAGTATCCGGGCAGGACTGGTATGGTCGCAGGCGCTGGTTATGGGGCAGGCTTTGAAGGCGGCAAAATGGCCGTTGAGGATGCGGCAGGACTTGGGCCTACTGTTGGTGAAGCAGCCGCTAGACTTGGCACTGCTGGCACTGTGGGCGCTGCTGTCGGTGGCGTAGCCAGCAAGGTTTTAAGTAAAGCTATTCCGGCTGCTGGCAGTGCTGTGCGCCAAGGGCTGGACACAGCAGGGCAAGCTGCCGAAGCTCGGATGGCCGAGCGTGGGCCTATTACTGATCGCCTTATGTCTGGCGGTGATCCTATGGATGTGATTGATCCGGTGTTGGCTGGGCTTGGCCGTATAGCCAGATCTGAGCAACCGACAACAGGGTTGTCACAGGCATCAGATGAGGCGACAGTCAGCGGTTTAGCGCCAGAATATCGCGTCAATGTTGATGCCTTTGAGCCAGAGGGTACTGGCAAGCAATCTTTGGTGCCGATTAAGTTGACGCCAAAGAACTCAGAAAAAGTTAAGCCGGTGATGACGCAACTTGAGCAAGAGTTCCCTGACCCGCTGGCCTCGCCGCAATCATATGCGACTATGGTTGCCAAGATGCAAAACAAAAAAGAAGTGTCGATGCCGCCATCGTGGATGATCGAACACGCAAACAACCCGGAAAAGTGGGCTGATTGGTTTGGGCAAATTACGCCGGATCAAATCAAAGCGGCTGATGAGGGCTTGGCAGTACAGCAAAAGTTTGTTGATGCATACACCGCTGGGTCTGGGCCTGAGTTAACAGGTCAACTTATGCTCTGGGCTATCTTGTCAAGGCGCATGTCAGCATTCCCGCATGAGGCTGGTTATCTTGAGTTGGCTGAAGCCGCAATGCCATTTATCCAAAAGGCGGCGCGTGGTGAATGGTCTGATGCTGACAGCGCGGCTTGGCGTGAGATGTCAATGAGCATACAGCCAGAAGGTGCGCCCGGCAAAAGTGCCACATCAAATGCAAACGACTTTGGTGAAGTTTTCTTGAAAAAAATGTCTGCTGTTGATGAAGGCGGCGTGTCGGCATTAACGCGCTTACATAACTTAATTGCAGACCAAAGCAAAAACAGTAAAGAAATAAGACGCGAATACTACTCACTAGCAGAAGGCACTGGCATTGGTAACAAGATCCTGTCATTTGCTTTGCTAGTATCTGGACGCAACGATGTTGTGGTTCTTGACCGCATCCAGATCAATCAAATGTGGGGCGGCGGCGACAAGATTTATGACGACATTATGAAGCAGTTTGAAGGCGCACAAGGGCTTGTCCAATATGAGGCACTTGAGCGCTCATTGTTAAATCGTGTTCCTGATCTTTATAACCGCCTTGGACGCGGTGATGTTGGATCTGTTGGTAGATACCACTGGGAAAGCTGGGTAAGGTCATCAGGACAAGTTGTTTCGCATCCAACGCTAGAGGCTGTTGTTGGTATGGGGTCTAAGCGCCCCGGCGCGAATTTTAGCCCAACAGAAATGATGCCTATAACTGAAGGTCGGTTCCACACTAAATATTCTGGTGTGTCATACGAAAAAATGCCGGGTGGTGGAAGCCGGTTTATTTACAACACAAGTGACGGTCAGCCGTATCAGTTCACAAAAACAGAATTAGATGGTATGTTCGATCAAGTGTTTAGTAAAAAGTCTGGCGTTCTTCCAGAGGACTTTCCGGGCGTCCAAGCATTTGAGGGTGGAAGCATACCTTGGTATGAATTTGAAGGAGTAGATCGTGGAAAACTTGACAAACTCATTAGATCAAAAGGACAACCAGCAGAAGAATACTAATGTAATGTCATTAGTTGCTGAGTTATACGCAAAGCGCGAAGTGATGCCTATGCAGGCAGAGCCGCAAGAGGCTGGTCAATCAGAGGAATAGACTATGGCGATACCTAAAGCACCGGATGAGCGGCGTAGCATTCTGGACACAGAGGCAGACATCAATGCCGCGCCTGAGACTGGTGCGCCAGAAGATGAGTATGTGCAAGTCGCCAGCCTTAGTTCTGGGATTACGTCTAAGCTAGCCAGAAGCAAAACCAAAGAAATCATTGGCGGCTTGACTGAGCCGGGCGCAAGGTTGTCACCAGAGGCGCGGGTAACAAAAGAAGCCGGGGAAATGCCAACGGTCACTGATGTGCCTGTTGGGCCTGTCATTGGTGCGCCGGGAGCGGCACCACAGCCGCAACCAACGTCACCACCGCCAGTAACGCTAGAAGAGATGCAGGCGCGTTTGCAGGCGCGTCAGGCAGAGATTGGCACGGCGCGTGAGGTGCCATCGCCAACCAAGGCGCAAAAAATTGCTGGCTTAAAAG